CGCCGTGGATGATTCCGACTGGGCTCGAACCAGCGACCTCTACCCTGTCAAGGTATCCGTGAAGTCTCCGGTAAGTCAGTCGGTAAGTCAAACGTTGGTATATAGACGTTAAGTCAGTCGGTAAGTCAAACGGTTTCACTTCGATACTTCGTATTATAGACGATAGGAGCGCTAATCTGCAAGTAATTCGTGCAGTACCCATCCGCATTACTCCGCTTCAAGAAACGACTCGAACGCCTCTAATTTACCACGCATTTTCCTACGTTTTGCCTCGCTTGCTGCGCGTTGGAACGAAATATATACGTAGTCATCAAAACGGCTAATTTCGTTCAATTTCGCTTTGAGTATCGCCTTGTGCCATGCATCTACGAATGGCTCCGGATCATGCTCGATCATTAGCGCAGGATCTATGGAAGCCTTAGCACGCAATAACAAGCCGTAATATTTATAGATTTCTGCTGCGTCAAAGTAGCGACTCATAGCGTTATAGATTTCCGTTGGCAACGAGTTTTTCAGCGCTTCAGCCGGCACCACAGCCGTATCTTTAACGTGCTTTTGATTTAAGTGATTAATAGAATCCGATGGTTCATTTTCGATTTTGACCGGCTCAACCGTTGGTGCATCGGCGTTTTCCGGCGCTGGTCGAGTGGTCACTGTCGACTGGTCATTCGCGGCTAACGGTAAGATGACGATGATGTTTGCGCCCTTGCCTCCGTTGATTTTACGAGTCGTTGCGACCTTCTTGACGATGTTTAGCGCAGCCAGTTGATTAAGAACGCGGCGTGCCGTCTTGACGGATTTACCAATTAGGTCCGCTAAGGTTTCCGCTTTGAGATGCGCTGCGCCTGCGAACTTGACCGCATAACGTGCGATCTGTTTAAGTGCCGCCCGCGCCGTGTCGGATAAGTCGTATGAATTTCGTTTGATGTGTTCGTAGACGGCCGTATTTAGAGCCTGCGTCGATGAGAACGTTTGGTGTTCCGCTAAGTAATGCATATCGATACCTCCTATACATTTATTCGTTAATACGTATATTACGCTTATACGTATAATAAGTCAACGAAAATAATTACGTTTATACGTATTTACGTAAACGAATAGATACGGTATAATAGACAAAAAAGCAACGGAGGTCCCTTATGAGGCATGTCGTTTTGCGCATTGATAAACTTATGGAGCAGCACGGATTGACTCAGGTTGAATTTGCAGAGAAGGCTGGAATACGTCAAGCTGCCATCTCGCAACTGGCCCGTAATCACGTAGCAAGAGTTTCTGTCGATCATTTAAACCGCATCATCAATACGTTTGAGATAGACGATATTTCCGAATTGATAATAATTGAAAAAGAAGGGTAATCAGAATTTTAAAAACTGGCTTGATGAAGCATATAACGAAAAGGGAGTTGTTGAAACGTGGAAAATTCTAATGGTACGATCCAACGCTATTCTAGAGAAATTTCGAAGATCACAAATAAACTAAAAGAATTAAAAAACGACAAGATTTATGAATTAACTAATAACAGAAGTGATGGATCTCTATACACCAACGCGATGCAAATAGAAGAGTATCTTGATGAACTTCTGATAAAAATAGAAACAGACGCGCCATCTATTAACGAGCAGTTGAGAGAAGCTATGAATAAAGTGTATAAAAGTAACGATTGATAAACGAACACACATTCGGTTATAATTTAACCGGAGGTGTCGCCGATGTGGGACGAACGGAAGGATCAGAACCGATGGCAAATGAAGTTTATATTACCGGAGCACAACGAAGCTTTGCGTCAATTACGCCTCGCGAAGCAGAAGATAGAACGGCCGGTATTAAGCGAAGAACAATTCGCCGAATTTGAGTTCGTTATTTCTTCGGCGGTGAGCGAAGATATGCCGCTATTTTTCGAATTATATGATGACGGATTCATTCGCGAAGTGAGTGGGCGCGTTGTGTACGTGGACCATCTACGGAAGGAATTTCGTGTGAAGGATAATCGAGGCGATACTAATTTCGTTAAGTTTGCGGATATACTAAACGTAAAAAACGCCCCATCCGGTTAGGGACGGGGCTTTTCGTTATTGATTAAACGTATATTCGCGAGAAAATGAAGTCGAGTCAGAGACGTCCTTTCCGGCCATTTCGTAAATTTTCCACGATAAGCTAACGCTAGTTAGCTCATTTGGTGACGTATTCGACATTGGCCATGCGTAAAAGAAGTCGAGCCTATCGCCTTTTTTCTTCAGCGTGGACGTACCTTCTTCCGATACTTTGATTAATTCTTCCGGACCAAGCTCTTCGCCAGTGTTTAACTTAATCGTTTCGGATGCCGGAAATGCTTCGAAGGAAGAATGTCCGATATTTTCAATCGAACCTTTTATCGCGATATGAGCGCTTGATGGCGAAATGAGAATTCGATCAACTTTTATGTTAAGCCCGTCGATATTATCCTCGTCATTAATCTCCGAACTATAAGCCCACAGATCGCTGTCCTCACGCAAATTATCGTTTGCGTCGGTTTCTTTAGCTTGTACTTCTTCGTCTTTATTGCTCGGCTGAGTATTCGACGAACACCCCGCAATTATCAGCAAGGCTATTACTATAGAAAAAAGTAGTCTGACACGCTTCATTTAACCACGACCTTTTTCTTTTAATTATACGTTATTGTTATGTAAGACGGCTACCTACGTTTTTATACGTAAGCAACCGCCGAAAGTTCCGCTTATTTCTTGCCGACTTCATCCAACGCTTTTCTTTCGCGTGCTTTCTTAGATACGTCGTTGTTCTTCCAGTACGCCCATAACGAAGTCACTCCGAGAAACAGCAAAGCAATAAAGTCGGACACTGCCGCTTCGTCTACCGGAATCGTCTGAACGCCAAACATCGTCAGCCCGCTATTTACGAGAGCCAACGCAAGCAAAATAAACCGAGTCACCGTTCCTGCACTAATATTCGTCTTCATACGCTATACCCCGCTTTCTTTAGTGCCGCCACTAGTTTGGCGCGTGTTGCTGGCCCGTAGATGCCATCGTTTGCAATGCCGGACTGCGTCGACTGGAATCGCTTGACTGCGTTTGCCGTTTTCGGACCATAGATGCCGTCGATTCCGTTATTTTTCGCCCCTTTATTCGGATAGAAAAAAACGGCTGCTAGTGCGTTCTGAAGTTGCGTGACGGATGACCCACGAGCACCTTGACGGATGACGCCGGTAGGTACCGTTAGTTTTTTGGACGACTTCTTCGGTGCGCTAGTTTTAACCGGCTTAGTCGCTGCACCCGTTTTAGCTGGCGACTTGCTTCCGTTTAGCGCAGCGAGTTCCTTCGCAATTGCCGCTTTAACTGCACCCCAACGACCTTCATCGAGCACACGATGCGGACAGTGCTTCCCGCTCCAATCTTCGTGCTTTTTGACGCGATCGACGCCCCATCCGCGTTCTTTAAGAAGCTGCGCAATAAATTTAATCGCCAGCGCTTCCGCCTTTTTGTATCGCTCGCCACCGGATTTTGAATAACAAACCTCGACGCCGATTGACGTTCTGTTTCCGCTGTTAACCGCAGATCCATCCCCGCAATGCCATGCGTTTCTATTCGTTTCAATCCCCTGAATAACTTCTATATCGTCAACTGCGAAGTGGTACGAAACTGTTGCGTTGTTGTTCCGCATATACGTAATTTCATTTTCCGCAGGCGCATCATTTGCCGTATTGTGAAACGTGATGTATTTCGCGTTCATGGAATACGGGCATTTAATTGAAGTTTTCACAGAAGATACGAGCATTTTTCGTACTTTAATCGTCATATAATCGTCTCCCTTTTCGTTTTATCTATTTAAAAAGCGCGATGCCTACCGATAGCAATAAACCTACCACCGTCAGCATCACGCCCCATACCCATTTCGTATTCGCGCGCATATCCGCTATGTCTGCGCGGTTTTCCTTCGCTATTGCCAGCGCTTCGTCTGCTTTCTCGTCCGCTTGGTCTGCTTTTGTTTTAACGTCGTTGAAATAGTCGACCTTCGTGTCAATACGAACGAGCCACTCACGAATATCCGAAATCTTTTCGTTTAATTCGGTATTGCTTGGCTCCGCCATACGTACGTCTCTCCTTCCAAAATAAAAAGCCTACGACTCATCGGCCGGCGGCTTATCATCTTCGTATTTATCTCCCGTAATTTCTTCGTATTGTTCCGGTGTAATTTTTCCCATAACTACTGCGGCCGCGACTTGCTCCTTCGTCCAATCTCCGTCTGTGTAAAACTTCTTGATGATCGCGAACCAATCCATTAAATCACCCCTCCCATCATTAGCGTAAAAACCAACTCGGCGTGCTGTTGCCGTAGAACTTCGATTTCAGTCGGCGCCACTTTCGGGAATAGACTGTCGATGTACTCTTGTGTAGCACCCTCGATCCACTCTTCTTTCTCCGGATCAAACGTCGCAATAAATAACCCGTCCTGCGGTTTAACCTGCGTGTAACCTTCCGGAATCTCTTCGCCATTCTCCAAATCTACAAGAATATCTTTCCCCGCTTGATAAACGAAAGATTCATCGTATCTGTAAGCCCATACCATGAGCGCACCTCCTTATTTTGCTTTAAAACGGAACCCAAACGTAATAAATTCGTTAGGATTGGCTGAATTTGAACACGACTGAATAACAACCTTACCGTCCGTACCTATTAACGTACGATGTGTTTGAGGGACGCCAGGAGTGCCGACACTTGACGCAACTCCCAAGAAATACGTCTGTTGTATTGGCGTATATCCTTCGTCTAGGGTGAAAGCCGGAACGCTTCCAATTGCGCCTCCGTAAATAGCTCCGACAACCTCAACGATCCCAAAAGCGTCTTTACTATAACGGATTGTGTGGTTAGTTCCGTCAGGTGCTACGTATTGCTTCCACCCATTAGATAAAGTCGGCGTTTTCCACGAAACAGTTGAAGCGTCAGCATCCGTTAATAGCCGTTTCCATCCGCCCCATTCCTGCGCAGTCCCAGCCGTGTTTGTAGTTGAACGATTATAGTACATTTCACCGCGATTATTAGCTCCGATGACCCAACCGTATGTGTTCTCGCTAAATACTGACAACGCACGCATTGAACTTTTTACGGGCATGTCGGGATGAGCTTCGTGGACATACCAAGAGTGGACACCTGGCAACGTTAATAATCGTTCTAGGTAGCTCGGGTCAGTAGCGTTTATTCTTTGGTACGCCTTCCCGTCATCGGCCGTAATTTTTGCTAGTTGTCCGCCGTTCCACTTCGTCTTTTCCGCATCCGTGACATGTATAGAAGTCTTTGCTTCGTGTGTATTTACTTTGACTTGTGCACCTTGCGTGGTTTCACGAGCGTTCCAAGACGATCTCTCTTCGGGTGTGACGTGCACCGTTAAATTGTTCGCATGTTCGGTTACTTTCGCTTGTGCTCCTGCTGGCGTTTCTTTTGCGTCCCACAAAGCTTTTTGAGCCGCCGTAACATGAACGTCTGCATTATTAGCATGGGCGTCCACTTTCGCCTGTGCACCGTCTTTAGTCTCAACGTTGTCTAAGTATTCGAATTTTTCTTCGAGTTCAGCGACAGTCGCAATCACATCGTCGTACAAGTCTTCAATCTGCGCTTTAAGCGCCTCAAAGTCATCGATGTAATATTCCGCAATTGGTGCGATATCTTGGTCGACTAATGAACGATCGATTTTAAACTCGAATCGGTGGATAGAAAGCGCTTGGCCGTTCGTATAATACATAAGCAATTCGGCTTTCACGTTTCCGTAGTGGCGTATCTCGTCCGCAGATAGCACGTATTCCGCCTTACCTTCTGGCTTATCGACAAGCGTTATATTCCTTACGAATTTACTGCCGTTTGACATGACGAGTACGAGCTTACCGACGACCGCCGAAAGAGGTAAAGGCACGCCATCTTTCGTCAACGCAAAGTCTAAACGTGCCGTATTTAAGTCCTGCGTAATGAATTGTATGTCCGTTTTTACGGAAGGACTAATTCGTGAATTTACATCAAAAGATAATTTCGCAGGCTTATAAATCATCGCGGTCTCCTTTCAACATCTCTATTTCCGCCACTAAAGCGTCTAGTTTATCTTTCAATTGAACTATCGTTTCTTTCTCCGACAAAGCCTGTGTGAATTCGATTCGGTCGCCTTCTGTGTCTTCTAACCAAACATTTTCGAAGTTTACTCCCTCCAAAACTGCCGCCTTCGAACCGTCCTCATTCCAACACGTAAGGCTGCGTCCGTCTTCAGAAAGAACCGCAGAGTCAATCGAAACTCTTTCTTCTCCCATCACAAGAATTTTCAAAACACCGCCTCCTTTAGATAGTGTCCGATGCACTAGTTTTTGTGTCCGGAGCGTTATCTACGACTCCACTTATCGACCAATCCCCGCGGCAATCGTTCCCATACCTAATAGCTCCGCGGACAGTCGATGTAATGTAGACACCGGCTCTTGCTAAATTAGTAAGCGTCGAAATTGACCGACATTTATTACCTGCAACTAGGACGCTTCTAGCGCCATTTGCGATACGGATTGCCTCATACTTTCCGTGTTCTTTATGCCCCGCCCCTGTAATCAGATTACTTGTAATTACGGAGAACAAGACGCCGGATTGCTCTATTCCGTACCTCGCAGGTCTACGAATTAAGTTTCCAGTGATTAATAGATCGGAGGATTCGCCGAATGCTGAGATACCGTCCCGTCCGATAAAGCTGATCTGATTCGCTCCTGACACATTGACGCCAACGCAGTCATTCATCCATACCCCGTCGCCTGATGTGTTCGAAATCTGATTCGCAGCTACTAATCCATTCCGAACAGCATCCATCCTAATGCCGGCTTGATTAGTACCGCCCACACCATCGATGATATTCCCTACGATGTTTACATTTCTTATGATTCCGGTATCGTTGTAGCCGCGAACATGGATTGCTTCATTTTCTCGTGTATTTAGAATCGTATTATCCGAAATGACAACGTGATGAAAAGGTTGTGATCTCGACAGTTGTTCGAATTTATCATTCATAGTGTGTGTGATGTTTGCCGGATTAATCGCTTGCGAAGTTATACCAAATTTACAATTACGCAACGTATTGCCGGTAATCTTAGTAATCAACCAGTTATAGCCACGGATGGCCCAACCCTCCGTGTTCTCGAACGTGCAGTTTCGGATAGTGATATCCTCATGCCAATAATCGATCGTCGATGAATGTGAACCGACACCCCTTGGCCATGCTTGCGTTCCTGGTGTTCCTGATGATCCAAAATAGCAATTATCGATTAGTCCTTCTTTGCATGTGGTAAAATCATACGCGCCGAAAGCGCCGAATACTGCCGGTCTTTGCGCTAAATCTATCTGAATAGCTTCGGAAAAGTCACGAGTACCATCTAAGTCTACAAAACCGACGAAAGTTGAATCGACGACCTTGAAATTACGGCACGCATTAAACTCAATCGCATGGTAGCTGGGTACATCTTTGAAGACCGCGTCTTTGACGAGGATATTTTCTGCGTGTCCGAATGAAAACGTATTACTCCTCATACCTATTTTTGTACCGCGACAGTCCCAAGTACCCCCGTCGATTACGATGTTTCCATTGCCTTTGTATTCGTAATAATCGGTTTTGCCGTCTCCATTCGTCATCATATAACGTCCGCCATAATTTAACAGAACTGCGTCCTTCGCGCTCACCAACGTATTTCCCCACGTAACTAGATAAGCGCTGATTTTATACGTACCTGGTGGAATATACACGCGTACGCTTTTTCCATTCTTCGCCTTGTCCAGTGCGGCTTGGATTGCCGACAATGAGTCTTTTTGGCCGGTAGGATCAGCGCCAAGTTCCACAACGTTTACATCGGGCAGGTAATCGAACTTACGTAATAGTTGGGCGAAGTCGTAGTCGAATCTATCTTTAGCTGTAAGGTGCGTCGTTGCATCGAGGGCAACCCGCAAGTCTACTACTTCCTTGACGTCCTCGCCGTCGTGATTAACTACGAGGTTGGCGAATCTAGCACCGTAATTATCAAGTCTATTACCAACGTCAAAAAGCCCGTGCTGAATCTGCGTGGACTTGTGCGCAGTAGGTGCGTTCTTGTGGGCGTGCAGTTCGTCAGTCGTTTTTGCGAATCCTTTTTCGATATCATTGAAATTATCGTTTAGGTTGTTTCGCGCAACACGATCCCACGCCGTCGCTATTCGCTTTAAAAATACGTTAGCCATTTAGTGCCTCCTTTATTTTGATTCTAACGCCACCACTCTCGCAGTAAGCGCCGCCAAGTCCGATACTAGTTTGTTCAGATCCACGTTTGCACCGGAAGAACTGACGCTTATTTTCGAGAGCTTTACGAAGTCTGACGCGGACATTAAACCGGCTTTTGTAGAACTCGCCATATCTACTTGTGGCTTTCCGTCCGGACCGACTACGATGCTTTGTATTTTTTGAAAATCGTTTGACGTGAGTAGTCCGTCTGACACCGCCGTCGCAGGCCCGTACTTCGGAATAGTTGTCGGATCGTACCCGTCGTCGAAACTTGCGTCGCTTCCTATACGAATACCTGCCCCGACGCTTGAGCCTTTTACCTTGCCGGCCGCATCGAATAATTTAGATACGCGTTTCTCCGTTCTTCGAAACTTCTTCATATCCGTTTTGATGTCACGTTTGAGTTTTCCGAAAGTAAAGACGGGCGATTTATTCGGGTCTGAGAAGCGCTCGACGCCGACTACTTTAATTCGTTTATTGATACCGAAAGGATCGAGCATACACCACACGTAGTCACCTTTTCGGATGTCTTGGACGCCGAAATGTTTAAGTTCCGTGTAGGTAAGCGTTAAGGACAGTTCGATTGTGTCCGTTAGCTCTTCTTGCAAACGTAGCTCTAATTCATCTGCGTTTTTTTCTGTATAGGAATCATCGCGAATAGGTGCAGCGTGTTTGATTCCGTAGATTTCCGCTAATGGACTCGTATATTCAAGTTCGACTGCATACGATTTAGTCTTATCGTTTTCTTTACCGAATCCACGTATATAGGTCTTTAGCGTGCTCGTATCAATTTCCGCTTGTTCATCGCGCGAATTAAACTTGTGACGTATCTGATAGTCAGTATCACGTCCTAATTCTTTCGCAATGACGACCTTCTTTCCGGAAAAGGTGTATTCCGCCTTGTATTTATCGAGAATGTCGCGTAATAAATCGTTAGAAAATCCGTCGCCGAAATCTTCTAACTCGAACGTTGTCGTTAGGCCTTCCGGAGATATATCGTATGAATAGCCGGACCCTTCGAGGGCAATAGCAACCATGTCATCGATCGTCATCTTTTTCTTTTTTCCGGACTTGCTGTAAACGTAATTATCTGCGAGGTCAATCAACGGCTTATAAATAGCAGACGCAGAAACCTTATTCGTTCCTACGGCCGTAGATGAGTTTATTTTCTTGATTACATATTCCTCGCCATCACATACGATAATGTTTTCGTTATCCATAAGCGCGAAGGAATGATCGTTTCTAGCCGTCTTAGTCACCGTCACGTCAAGTGATTTCTCATTCTCCGCCGTTTCCCGCACAGTACAATCGTAGTCAGTGAGCGCCTCGACTTCGCCTCTTAACGTTTTTATTAGTAGCTCCATCGCGTCGCCTCCTAGAAATAATAGAATCGAAAATCAAAATTGATCTCGAATGAACCGGTCGGTCCGCTTACCGTGAATTCGTTCCATCCTGGCTCAAGCCGAATTACCTGCCGGTTGGTATCTCCGAAAATACTTACACCGTTTTTCCGCGCCTTTACTCCGTCCAGCAAGATCGTTTCTTTAGCTGCGGAAGTTCCTTCGTATCGCCACGAATCTCCCGTCGTTTTATTAGTGATGCGCAATTTTGACGAAGCGCCTTTGAACGAAATACGCAACGGAAGCTCTAACGGGTCAATACGAATAGCTCCCGCATTAAAAATACGGAAGCTTTTTGTCGTATGCTTATATTTCGGAATCTCATCGGTAAGGCCTTCGCCAAATTGCCACAGATTCGATTCGAAGGTCATCGTCCCTTGTGTCGTTCCAATCGACTCGCAGTAAGGAGACGCACTCTCAAACGAGAGGCTAAATTCACCTACGCTGCCAGTTCGTTCAGGCTCAAAAGAATCGTTTAACTCGACCTTCCATCGTTTCTTCGGATTACCCTCCGCAATCAAGTAAAACTCTTCGTCGCGATAGAGGGCGTTGTATATTTCGTCACGTAGTAAATAATAGTCAGCCGCATCTTCCGCATACATCGTACATTGCGCTGTTATCCGCCGGTTTCCGAAGTCTTTGCCCGTTCGATAAGAGCCGTTTTTCCCCGGAATAGATTCGTAGTAGATTGACGGACTAGGCGCAGATACGACGAAGCTATGGACCAGTACCGATAAGTCGCGTGCCATGTCGAGAATGCGGCCGTTTTTATATTGAATACGGAAGTTAGCATCGGATCTCGGAATTGCTGAAGACCGTCCGAATATTACATCCGGAGAGAACGCATCAACGTCTATTTCGTCTGCTACGTCAATAACGGTAGGTTCCGGCGCTGGTTGAGCTGGCGTATCCACTCCCGTACTTGTGTCGGATGAAGTCTTCGTATCATATTTCGTAAGATTGTGCGTCGCGATAATGTTGTTTAACTTCGTCGCGTATGCTGGGTCCGTTGCATAGCCGGCATTAACGAGCGCCTTCGTTGCTTTCCGATAGCTCTTTTCGCCAACGACCGCCTTGTAATGATTCGGGTCCCAGCTCGTTCCGTTAATGTACAGCTTTGCGAGGTCCTGCATCGATTCGTACCATGACGGGTACTTTCGGAAATCAGCGTAAACCTGGACGTTGCGCCCGTTATATACTTCCCACGTCAACATACGAATAGATTCGCCTTTATAAGAACCCTTAACCCCGAACAAGTTCTTTCCGCGCGTCGCAAGGCCGGACGTTCCATAGCCGGATTCTAGACACCCCTGCGCAATAACGAGCGACGCAAGGATGTTATAATTCCGGTATATTTTTTGCGCATCCGGTGCGATAGATTTAATGAAACTAGCGTTACTCAACCGCTCACCTCCTTCCTAGTAACTACTTCGATCTATTTCGTCCATTTGCCGTCTGCTCACGTGCGGCTCGACTATTCGCCCGACCACTTCGCCCTCCATAACCACCGAAAGCCCTTTAAGAGACTCGATAGCAGATGCGAGGTTTGAAATATTCGCCTGCATTTGCGGACTGTTGCCGCCGGCTGCTGAAGTTATTCGTGCTGTGTGACCCGCGTCGATCATGCGGAACAAATTCGCTTGTTGTGATTCGGTTAGCATCATTTCGTTTCGTAGCGCGCGAATATCCACTTCGTGACTCATCGGACGGTCGATAAACTTCGATGCCATTCCGCCTGAGTGCAACTTTCCGGCTGGTTTGCCGATGACGCCTCCGACGTGATACGTACCTTCGTTTCCACGCCCACGGCTGACGGCTCGTTCCGTTTTACGTGTGACGTCCGTCGTGATAATCGTGATTCGCTTACTGAGATCTTTGCTGAGTTCCGCGTTCATAGTCGATGCTTGACCGGTGATTTCGATGACCTTATTTTTAGTCCGTTCCAACTGCGATATTTCTTGTTCGATTGCGGCTAATGATTCTCGATATTCGGTCGTCTTCTTATCTGCTTCAGTTGTATTGTTGATCAGATTTGCACGAGCATCTCGAAGTTTACTAATCTCTTTGTCTAGAACAGTAACGCCTTGCCCCTTTTTCGCAGTAAGACCGACTTGACGAAGCTCTAATTGAACCATTTTTTGGTTTACTTGATCGAGCTTCGAAAGTTCTTTCTGTGTCTCCGCTAGGCTGGCACGTTTCTTCTGTAAAGACTCAGTACTCTTCACTAGTTCAGTCTGTTTGGCTTCTAGGATTCTCTTTTCCTGTGCAAGATTCACTTCAAGCATATTTGCTGTTGCTTTATCGCCATTCTGTTTGGCTTGCGCTATTTTCTGTTCGATACTCTCTACTACAGCCAATTGATTTGCGACCGCCTGCTCTTTGCTGGCCCGCTGTTGCGTGATATCGTTTATCTCCTGTTTAATTTGCTTTTCCTTCTGTAATTGACCGTCCATGTTCCGTTCAGCAATCGTCTTTTGCTTTTCGAGTTCTAAGCGCAACTCTTCCGCCTTCTCCGCACTCAAACGTTTCATCGCCTCGGTATTCTTAGCGATCGCATTACCTTGCGCCGAGAAAGCCGCTTCAGTTTCCGGAGACTTCTTGATAATCTGATCGTTCAATTTGAGGAACCGGTCGAACTCTTCGTTCGTAAGGCCCGAACTTTTACGAAGGCCGTCTTGCTCTGCGTTTAGCTTTTTAATCGCAGCCGAATCCTTCTCGTTAGCCAGCGCGTCCTTGTTATCTAAATAACGCAGAAGCTCGTCGTTCGTCAGCTTCATCTTCGCCTGCAAGCCGTCGTACTCTTTAATCGTCTTGTTGATTCCGTCGACTTCCTTTTGCTTCGCGTTTGCCGCGTCAAGGCTGACGGTGTTTAGCGCTTTGTAACCCGCACTAACCCCGACTAATAAGCCGCCAAGTATCGAAAGACCCGTTATGATCCAGCCCGCTGGCCCCATCGCTACGAATAAGCCGCGCAATGCAAAGCCGAGTTTTATCGCAGAAGAAGCCGTCAAAGCGATCGCTGCTGACGTTCCCGCCATCGCAAGACCTGTCGCTACGACGCTAGGGTTGACCTTACTGAATACTCCGACCAACTTCGTACCTTGATCGACGATTGACCGTATATGCGGTAAGAATTCGTTTCCGAGCTTAATGCCAACGCCTTCTAGTGCCGATTTAAGTTCTTCGAACGATCCCTTAAGGTTATCCATCTGCGTTTTTGCTACACGATCAGCAGTTCCGCCCGATTCTTCGAGTGCCTTCGTATATCTTCGAATCTCATCCGATCCAACCGCAAGCAACGAAACGAATCCCGATGCCGCTTCCGTTCCGACTAAAGATGCGATAGCTGCCGTCTTTTCCGCCTGACCTAGATCGCCAAACTTCGAATTTAAATGGTCGATAATATCCGGCAACGACTTCATCTTTCCGTCAGCCGTTTCGACTTCGATTCCGTAGGCTTGCATTACTTTGGCTGCGCGTCCTACCGGATTAGCAAGTCGCAACATGCCCGCCCGTAATGCTGTACCGGCCATCGATCCTTGAATACCTGCGTCGGACATTTTCGCAACGGCTGCCGCTGTTTCTTCGAAGCTAAAGCCGAGCGCAGTAGATACCGGTGCTACGTATTTCATTGCGTCCCCGAGCTGTAATAGGTCCGTGTTGGCCGTCGTCATCGTTTTAACTAACACGTCAACTGCGTACGTTGAATCTTCCGACGCAATCCCAAATCCGGTCATGATATTCGATACGATGTCTGCCGATGTTCCCATATCAACCGAAGCCGCAGCCGCCATGTTTAGTACGGCCGGCAGCGAGCCGACTTGGTCTTTAACGCTGAATCCCGCCATCGCTAAGTATTGAAGGCCTTGCGCCGCTTCTGTCGCCGTGAATTTCGTCGTTTCACCGAGTTTCATCGCAATGTTCTGAAGGTCTTGGAAGTCCTGTCCGGTAGCGCCCGAAATTGACTGAACCTTCGACATTGCTTGCTCGAAGTCGGCTGCGGTCTTGACCGATACGCCAATACCCGCGACTACTGCGCCACCTACCGCTAGGGCAGCCGTTTGGATAAGCCCCATTTGTTTACTAAGCGACTGCGCCGAATTGCCCATCTGCTGCATTTGGTTCTCCGCCTGTGAGACACCGGCACTGAACTGACTCGACTCTAACGTTAACCGAGCGACGATTTCTCCTACTGTGGTACCCGACATTCGTTTTCCTCCTTTCTTCCGTTATTTAAAAGAAGTTCCGCAATTGCTCGAACTTATCTCGGTCGAATTCGTTACGTTCTACATAACCGGCTTGTTTACGAAGGTCTTTTAACATGCGTTGATAATCCACGTCCTCCATAGCACGCCCCTCGGTACCGACGAGCGTCGATATCATAGAAAGCCGTTCAATCGCGTTAGACTTCGTCTTTGAACGTAGGAACTTTGGAATGTCGACCATGAAATAATCGTTTTCGATCTGTCGCTGAGTAACGCCAAGTAAGACCGCCGCATCTATTAAGTAATCATCGATTGTGTACTCGCCTTCACCCGTTATTCTGTCGGTGCTTTCGGAAGAAGGCTTTTCAGGTTTTTTGCTACGGATTGCAGGCGGTTCTTTTCAACTACCGCAATTAGAAAATCGATGATTTCGTCAGTTCCGACATTTTCGAGAATGTAATCTTCATCAAGTCCGGAAAGAACTGCGACAATTTTAGCGACTTCATCCATCGCCAACTTAGCCGCAGCAACTAACGTAGAAGCGAAGTCCTCCTGTCCACTTGTGCTTAAAACCGTGATAAATAAGTGCGGTAGACGATCGACAACCTCGAATAGCGCCTTCCATTTGACCGGCGTTAGCTTCGGTACTTGAACCGTTTTATCGCCGAGTGTAAGTTCGCTTGATACCTTTTTCGTTCCGATACCAAATAAGCTCATTGCGTAACCTCCTTTCAAAATAGAAAGACACCGCCACTAAGCGATGCCTTCCGTTGTTATTCCGCTGTTTCGTCGCCCATGATGAATAGGTCGCCATCGTTATCCGTGTCTGGGTACGCTTTAAACGTCAGATTGGCAATACGCTCATCGTCTGAGTTATACGTATATTCCGGATCTGACATAGCGCCCGCAAGTGGAATCGTGATGTAATCGTTTGGTGTCGTCCCTTCAGCCGTCGGTTTAATGACGAGCTTTTTGGCCGCTGCCAACATATCGAAACCGGCTTTACCGGATACAACTAGCTTCATCTTCGCCGGGTCCGTGCTGTCTTTTACGAGTCGGCTATTCGGCATTGCTGCGGCCAGTCGTTCCAAGTCATGAAGCGCGAACGGCACCGTCACTTCCGCATTACGGCCTTTCATCGTTGATTTAACCGGCGTGTCGCCATATTGATCAACCGTGGTATCTTGAATCGACGTTTCTGCCTTAAAGACGATGCCGCCTTTCGTGATATCAAACGTAACTAGCTCGGAACCTTCGCCAAACTCGACGATTGCCGGACCGATAGGAACGTTAATTCCTCTAATTCCTGCCGCCATCTATTTTCCTCCTTTTATATTTGCGCAAAATAAAAAGCGCCCCTTAAGGACGCTCTACGCAATCGAAATTTAATGAATATATTGGACGATCGGATTCGTCGTCACCTAAATACAACGGCGCCGAGTTATTGCAGCGCATCTGTACGATCGAGCTTCCGCCGACCTGTACTTCGGTAACGTTCGTAAGCGCATCGTATAACTCAAACGCTTTGTCTTCCGTACCTGCGCCGTCTCTAGCTTCGCCTCGTACTAATACTTGAAAGGACGGCCGCTTTAGCCCGGTGTATTTAGACGTCGGAAATCCTCCCGTCAACTTGACCGAGATTGCGGCGCCTTTACTGTCTACCGGAAATTTATTTACGTAGTACTTGCCGTCTACTTTCGACTCAATGAAATCGATAAGTTCGCCTACACGCATTAACTCAGCCCCCTATGAACGCCTTCAGCGATCCAGCGTACATACTTCTCGGCGTTTCCTTTTAACGGACGTTCGAGGTACTTGTTTCCGACCTCGTAGCCGTCGATTCCGCCAGCCGCTTGCGATGCTGGTCCGAGGTTGTAGTCCATTTCGTGAGTCCATATCGCATAGTTGAATCCGCCTTCTACCGCACGGAACGAAACGTCTACGACCGCTTTGCCTTTTGCGAGTTTGTAGTTCTTTTTAATACTCGCGCGTAAGGTTCCTTTATCGATCGGTGCGATATTCTGCGCAATCCTACCGAGATCATCACCGGAGTCACCTAGTGCCTGTGCCGCGCTTTCAAGTGCGCTTCGGTTAGCGTTGGTTATGCCCGCTATGAAACTACTTGCATCTATCGTAAAACTCATAAATACACCTCCGTCAATAACGCCTTACCGTCGATATGTCTCTTAACGTTGATTTCTTTCGGTCTCTTTTCCATCGTTTCTCCGAGTTCATTCGTATAAGAGATTACGTCGGTATAACGCACATCCGCCAGGCGATCTAATAGAATACGAGCCGATGCGACTGCCTCTTCGGACTTAACGACGCCGTTATTGCGCGCCTTGACTGCGGTCGATCCCTCGTCGATGCGACACTTAAGCGTAAATTCGGCGCCTTCTGTACTCGGATTTCCCCACCGGTCTAGCTCGTCAGATGGACGCTTCACCGTAATAGTTTGACGCATTGGAAACATCGCCATTTACAGCACCGTCCTTCTGATTCGCTTGCCGCCGAATTTGACGTCGTTTTCTTCTTCGATAGCTGAGATCGATTCTTTCGGAATCAAGTCTTCGTCTTCCACTCGTAATGTGTCCTTATAGTTGAATGAGCCGACTCCGGTGATCGAGAACGAAGAAATGCCGTGCTTGTTCAGGCGGTTAGTATCGTTGTACGCAATCGCTAGAACGTTAACAAACTCGTAAACTGCTTTGTCGGGTATGATGTACTTAGAAAAGACGCGCGTCAAAGTCGAAGAGGCTCGATTCAATAACCGCTCCTTCTTCGCATCGTCTGTGTCAATCCAATCCTCGGTATCTACTAAAAACGTATTGATATAATCGTTTGCACCTTCGACCGTAGCAGCCAATCGCCTCACCTCCTGTTATTTTGCGGAGGATTTCTTGGCGGGCTTTTTAACCGGCGCCGGCTTCGATTTATCCTCCGTTTTAATGCACGTAACCCACTTCGGGCACAAGCCGTTTAGTAGGTTGATTTCTTCTAAATCTTCTGTCTCATAAGTTCCGTTGTGGTCGAACACAATTTTTTGAGAGCTTCCGATCATGTAAAAAGGTGTCGCTTTATAAACAGCCATTAGCTAGATCCCTTCCCCTCTAACGCCTCTATACGACTTTTATAATCGTCTAAAATCGTTTTGACCTCCGAATTGAGGTTATCGAGAAAAACACTACCCTTTCCTATGGTTCGAGAGTTTACAGCTCCGTCTCCAATATGCCTGTTTTTAATCGCTCCATCCTCGATAACTAATGACCCACCTTCAGAAGATTGAAGGTTTTGGATAATGTCACCTAGTTTCAATTCATTCGCAATAGGCATTGACTCGTTAAGGCGTTGTTTTTGGCTGTCCGTTAGTGCCATACGCAATTCCTCCTTTCAAAAATAAAAGACGGGCAATTAAGCCCGTCGAGTTTAAGATACAGTCGTAGAGATGTTTTCAAGAATCGCGATTTTTTCATTGGCGTTTTTAACTTTGATTCCGTATTCTCCTCGAATCTGTCTTGCGACAAAATCTGCGCCTGGAACGCTCGCGTCTGTATCGTAGACGGAACGTCCAGTTAAAGGATGCAGCGAAAGGATGCTTCGGTCGAACAAAGCAATCTTATCTTTCGGGAAGTTAGGGTCGACGATGACCGTAGCGACTCCGCCGCCAACCATATCCGAAACAAACGTGCTGATTCTGTGGCCAGTAGCTGCGTCTGTACGTTCAGTTCGAATAGTATCTGTCGCCATTTTGGAAATTTGACGAGCACCCGCCGTATTCGTTAAGATTGTGTTAACAGACCCGCCTCTGAGATAGACTTGCTCCATCAACGCATTGATATCTTTGGCCTCTACTTCTTTTCCTTCTAAATTCGCTTTTGCTGATCCTTTAAGGTTAGCGAAGTTTAAAAGTCCGCCCGTCATACGTGGCTTTCCGTCAATTCTACGTCCATAAATCAACCAGTCGTTGAACTCACGCGCCATTTCTTTTAGTCGTAATTGCACTTGGTAGTTGAGTTCATCCGTTACGTTGTGCGTTCTGACAGCTTGCTGTGTGTTTGATACTGCCGCATATCGTTCAATGATTTGCGTGAAGTTGTAATCAACATAACGATCGTGACCCTCGTCCATGCCTACGCCTGCACCTTCATTTTGAGGACGCGAAACAATTCGCAATTCAGAACCGGCTTTTAGCTCCTCTTGAGCAGTACCATCGAATCCTCGAATAACCGTTAACACATCGCCCGAAACGTCGGTAACTTTAAGATACTCCTCCCCAACAACTACGATAGCGTCTTTACGGAACTTAGATCCGTCGTCCTCTGCGACGGTAATCTTACCGTCAGAACCTACTTCTTTAATCGTTGCTAAGTTCGAGTTTAATCGATCAGACATCCACTCGAATTTAGTTTGGTAGAGAGCTTCGCCATTCAGACCTACCAGCCCTAAAAGAGTCGGCTCATCTTGTAGAATTAACTCAATTCCCGCATCCAACTGTCGTACTTGATCCTTAAAATCGTAACTCTTTAACATTTAGTTTCCCCCTAGTTATTTAGTAGACTTTTTAGTTTGTTAGAAATCTCAACAACCTTTGAAAAGTTTTTTTCCTTTTTCGCAGTAGTTAATTGAGCTTCTAATGTCTTGACTTCCCCGCCTGATTCTCCACCACCGTTTGTAGCTTGACCAATAGCTTTATTTTGTTGGCCGGAACTAATCAGATAAGGTTTATTGTCAACGATCTCCTTAACAACGCCTTCTATTCCGTGTACCTTCCCATCCTCGACTTTAACTTCCGTTAAGTCCGCAAGACGTAAGGCATCGTCAATATAAGCGACGCCGTGAGCCGTGGCAATCTTAATAAATTCATTCGTAATCTTCTCTTTTTCGCCCGCCTTTTTAAGCTCCTCGATTTGCTGAGTAAGTGATAATTCAACCTTCGACTTTGCTTCGAGTTCCTTCTTAATACGGTCGAGTTCCGTCATTTCTGCGTCTACCTTTTCTTGCTCCGCTTTCTCATACGCCGCCAACTTCTCTTTTACCTCGTTGTAATCAGCGTATTTAGATTCCGTACGACTAACGCGTTTGGTAATAATCGAATCTAGTTCTTCCTGCGTGAGTTCGAGCTTCTTCGGCTGATCATCAGTTGATTGCTGCGTCACTGGTTCCTCGACTTGGCCTCCGCCTGCTTGATCATCTGCGTCAAATAACGGCATAAATCGTTTTACAAACATATCGTCCTCCAACCGTTTTAAGGCCGTCGCCTATTAGATAAAACAGCCGTTTAGTTTAACGTCTTAACGTTCGGACAATAAACCGACATCTCTAATCGGTGAATATACATGCTTGCATCGCGGATGAAATACCTCGCCCGTCGCCTGCAATTCGTCGTAGGTTAAATAAGGACCCGGCGCATCCAGCGTTAGTTTCATGATTTCGCCTTCGTGAAAACGGCAGTAATCCGAAGCCCCATGCGATGATATTTGCGCATACAAAACGCCGCGATCGACGGCTTCATTGCTCGTTGCTTCGCGGTATGTCTGCATCATTTTCGTTCGAGTCACCATATCGGCGTATACTTCCGGTTTCCAGCGCCGTCCTTTTGCGTCGACGATTCCGGTCATGACCGATTCTTTGAGGCGCTTTTTGATATCGTCTCTGATCGTCCGTCGTCCGTTTGTGCCTGACGCCATGTTGTACTTAATAGAATCGGAAACAGCACGGCGAACCGCGGCTTTTGTTTTCCGGTCTACGTTCTGTGTGACGGCTAGAAGATCGGCTTGTGTATCCGCAATAGCAGCCGCGACCATTGCTTCGTTTAACTCGTTGAACTTTACGATTAGAGCCGCTTGTTCAACCGTTTCAGCAACCTTAAGTGAAACGAGCGTATTGATTACGCCTTCTCGCGCCGCAATAGGTACGTTTTCACTAACCCACCGCGCCGACTTAGTATCGAGATCCGCTAGAATATCGCTGATTGATTGCAGCGTAGCAAGCGCATTGGCTCGTCGGAAATCTGAAATGTCAACGCGATCGAGTTCGGCGAGAATGTCTTTGATGGCGGAACGATAATAGCCGGCAAGCTGCTTCGTTTGATAGTCGTAGTTAGGCGCCGGTACTTTCGCCATTACTTATCGTCCTCGGGTTCGGGAGGCGCTTCCGGTTCGTTAAAAATCGATGCATCTACAAAGCCATTTGCGGATGTTTCGTCTTCTTCAATGCGTCGCATGATCTCGTCCGCCTTTTCGTCATCGACGTCATCCATCGCCTTGATTGCGCCTCTAACGTCAATAGTCGGCTTGCCTGCCGTTCTAATCTCCATAATTTCCGCAAGTTCTTTTTCATTCTGCGGGATACCGTCGTTCCAAATTGCGCGCGGATAAACGGCTTCGTCAATCTTGATTCGTTTGACCGCTTTCTCTAGAAGCATGCACGTCCATAGCGCATCTCGGATCGCTTTATCATAGTGCGCACGAATTCGCTTCACTTTCGAGAGAATCGGCATGAAACGGGCTTTAATCGCTGCGCCGTCTGTGTGTGACGTACCTGTTCCGCCTGAATTATCCCCCGACATCGTAGTTCCAAAAAGCCACTGCGGCGTTTCCGACATCATAAATACGTTACTAAACAACACGTCGAGTTCCTTAAAGGCTGCGTCTAACTGCGCTTGCCAAACCATATAACCCGGCGTTACATCTTCTTTTCCGACCGGTATATAAGCGCCGCCGAACTGAACGGTGTTCCCCTCGTCTTGAATCTCCGGTCCATACGCTGTAGGATCACTGTGTTTCCATAGGATATAGTCGATCTGAACTAGGCGGTCGTTAATCGCAGCAAATACCGTTTCTAACTTCTCTAGCCCGCCAATTCCGAAGAATTCGTCGTCGATCGACTTGTACGGAACATGAAAAACTGGTATATGCGGTAAATGCGTCTCCTCGATATCTTCTTCGCGACCCGTCGGTAATTGTTTACCGATTTTGTATACGGATACCGGTGTGCCCGTTGACGTATCAACTCCGTTTTCGTACATCTGATATCGCGAATAAATGATGTAGCCTGGTACATGACGCTCAACGTTTAAAAACGGAATCTCCGTCTTTTCCGTCTCGACCCATTCGACCTGCGCAATGTTGACCGCTTTTAGTTTCTTGACATTTCCGACGCTGAACTCCGGAAAGACTGCGCCTGCGCTGACGTGTTCGATGATCGCTTCCATTTCTGCATCTGCCGGTACTGGTAAGCCGAGTTTCTCCACTTCCGAAAAGTCTTGACGGTAGCCGTAGCGCACCTTAAACCACGAATCGCCGCGGAATCCATTAGCCGTTGCGCTTTCGTGAAGAAGCTGATTAATATCGTTTTCTTCTACATAACGATTGAGCGCTTTTTGTTCTTCGCTGTCATCGGGAAGGCCGCTTTCGAATTGAACCGGTTCGCCCACTAGAAGGTCAGCCGGCTTTGTGACGAGAATGTCGGCAAGATTGACCGCGATATACAGCTTTTTTAACTGCTCGGCCTGCGGCGAATCTTTAAGAATGTCGGTCGCACGTTCATAGACGTCTCGGTGTCGTCCTTCAAACAACTTTTTCATGCGTCGATATTTCGCTAGCCGTTCAATTGAGTCAGCCGGAGGAAACTGTGCGCCGGGTCGGATGATACTGTACGTCTTAGTATGCGATCCGTCGTCGGGTTCGTGGTTGCGGTGCTTAAATAAGTCCGTAAAACCCATCGCTTATTCCTCCTTCAAAAGATCGTCTAATTCGTTGGTTAAGGCGTTTATATCCTCGATTGTTTGATTATCCGAAGTATTGTCCGTAATAATCTGTCTATCCGCTAACTTACCGATTAATTTCGTGTAAATTTCGATAGCCTTCATCGAAGGTTGTCTCCCTCGTATCGACCGCATCAATTGACCGTAAACTTCCGCTTGATGACTCGCTAGCATCTCGTCAGCTAATAGCCCCATATATTCAATGAACACGGGGTCTTGAGTTCGCCAACGATACAATCCCATACGCGACATGCCTAGTTCTTCGGCTAATTCCGCTTGCGTTTTCTTTGCGCCGTCTTCCGGCATTATTTCATTCATGGCACATGCAAGGGCCGCTTTCCTTTTTTCATACGATAGCTTTGCTTCTAGTTTCTTTTTTAACGACATTTAACGTCCTCCTTCCGTTACATATACTTCGGTTTCGCTTTAATCACCGTTTTAGCTCGTTTACTGACACTCACCGCCATCTCTAATGCATCCGGTAGGTCATCGTGCCAATTAGATCCATACCGTTCAAACTGTTCGAGTAAAAGCGTTTGACTGCGATGGAATTCGATCTCGCCTTTTTCAATCTGCGGCATTAGCGCTTCTATACGTAAGGCTTTCCGGGACCGCTGATTGATTTTGGAAACGCGAGTAGTTGACGGATATCCTTTTAACGCTAATTCGCGTTTAATAGCGTCAACGAACCATTCTTGTGCGTTTTGAGACTCCGCAGCGATACGATCAGGCTGATACTCCATAACTTTCTCGACAATTACCTTGAGAAATTTGTCAGGATGAAGTCGTTCTCCGTAAGCGTCGATGACGTGTATTTTTCCAGTCTTTTTATGTTTTGCTATCGTAACAATCGCGGAAAAGTCGCCTTTCTCTTTCCCCATCGCAAAGTCAATTCCCATATAGATAGAGAATTCTTTGTGGCTAAGTCTGAAGTCCGTCCAATACGAAAAGGACTCCGGTTTAAATATCTGCGAGTCCTCGTCAATTGGGTTATTCATAAACTCGGTATTGAATGCCTTTGTGCCGATATTGACTTTTTCGATCATCAGCGCAGCTATAGGAAATCGTCCGGGCCATAAGACCTCTGCCCCGTCGTCCATGTCCGCTTTATGTTCTTCATAGAATTGGATAGCAGCGCGCGCATTCGGAGTAGACATCGAGTCTTCCGATTCAGCCTGCATCATCTCTTCGACTTCTTCATCGCTTGGTACGTACTCTTTGTAAATACGTTCGAACTCCGTCCACAAATCGGTTCTCTTCGGCGGTTTGATGATCGCCGGAAAACTGTTCTTTATAAAATCGCGACGTTCGTTCAATACGTAGTTCAGCAAAGAGTCGAAGTGTACAAGTGTCCCCATGAAAATAAACGCTGTTTTCGTAGGATCACCCGCAGGCATAAGATCTTGGTTAAGCCAATCCTTCGCCTTTTGGCGCAATTCAGGCGTATTGTTCGAGTCAAGCGACTCTAGGTCGTCCAATAGAATTAAATCCGGTCGCTGTGAACCATTACGGAAACCACGAATCTGAGTTCCGAGGGACGTCGCTTCCATCTTGATGCCAGTCGTTGTAATAAAAGCCGTCTCGGAGTCCTTTTCGTTGCGTGTTTTCTGCTCGTACAGAACTTCGCCAAAGTCTTCGCGGAGCTTTTGATTGTACTTAAGCTGTCCCGCTACCCACTTAATGAACTTGATCGATCCGGCGTTCGTTTCCGAAATAATCAAGATCATGCGTCGCTTTTTATATACGATCTCATGCACCGGAAACCCGTTCGATAGGTACGCCGACTTTGCGTGCCCCCTCGAAGCCGCCCATGCGATACGGGCCGTTTTATTTCGGTTAGATACCGAGTCGAGTATGGACGATAACTTCCGGTGAAAGTCCGGCGCGTCATCCATATCTACTGCGGTCGTCGGTACGAGGTTATCCGGATTGCCTGGGTTCCGCGCTTCCGAAAAGTATTCGTAAAAGAAATACAGCATATCGGTCTCGGCGCGATGGACCCGTTTCAGCTTGATTAATTCATCGCGATCCTTCCGCATAAGATCGACATGATATTCGGTATGTTTTCCCGCTTGAATAATGTCGCGCAGTTTCTTCAGTCGTTCCGTTAGGGCCTCTATCCGCGCCTGCCTTTCTTCACGTTCTAAAAACTTGCCGTTAATAAACGCCAAACTACCGCCTCCTTCCCGTATATTTGCCGTTGACTTACCGAATTCGATATCGTATAATGAATGTAACTTAAAAATAATTAAAGTACATTGGAGTGAAGACGTATGGCTAACGAAGTGAACCCGATCAAAAGTAAACGCGATTTCAATAAACTAAAAAACGCCCTCAAACCGGGGCGCGACCGTCTGTTATTGCAACTTGGAACGGCTTTTGGACTTCGTATTTCCGACTTACTTTCGCTTAAGATCGGCGATCTTCGCGGTCAAACGTCTCTTAAAATAACCGAAGCCAAGCGCAGCAAAACGCGTGTCATTACATTCTCGGCAGCCGTCATAAAGCTCGTCAATGAACTCGAAGGCGCTGACGATGACTACGTATTTTCAAGCCGCAAGGGCGCCAAGCCGATCAGCCGCGTTCAAGCCTACCGCATTCTAAACGAAGCCGCCGAGCGCGCTGGAATCGCTAAAAAGATCGGCAACATCGGTACTCATACGTTGCGTAAGACGTTTGGATATCGTTTGTATGAAATGGATATCGCAGTCGACCGGATCATGGCGATTCTCGGTCACTCGTCCGAAAAAGATACGCTGAAATATATCGGAATCACAGCCGACGAGATTTCGGACGCATATGAGATCATCGCGATTTAAGTCGTGGTGCTTTTTTATTCCGGCGGATCTTTGTAGACTCGGTCGAGCGCATACGGTTCCGATACAATTCCATAGCCACCTTTTCTGCGATTATTATTATTATTATTATGGGCTTTCTCATACTCCTTCATCGCTTCACTCAGTTCAGCCAACGCCTTTGCCGCCTCTTTCGCTCCGCGCTGAACCGCTTTCAGCCCTTTAATAGCTTTCGCAACATCTACGTCCACTCTTACATTTAAATTGCCGACTGATTCGCGTTTTTTTTCCGCCATTCACGTCATCTCCCTTTGTCCGTTTTATTGCTGCGCGTTTAACGCAAGCACAAAAAGACCTCCGGTGCTGACCGGAAGCCTCGTTCTGATTGCGTCTATTCGTTAACTTTTTCGTATGTCTCCTCGAAAATTTCCTTTTCAACCGGATACCGCTCACCACGAACTCCGGTGACGATGTAATGCTTTCCGGCTTCAACTTCGTACCAACCTTCAAGCGTTTTGATCGCCGGCTTGTTATTCGCTTTAGGTATCGGTCCGTCTTTCGGAAAAAACCCGATTAATTTGTCCGAAAATACCGGATAACTGGCGTAGCCGTCTTCCATACCGTCTTCGAAAAGAACCGCTTCGACTACGACCGGCTTTTTGCGATACTTCGTCATCTATCCGTCCTCCCCATCTGATTGCGTTTATTTTCGAAAAATGTACTTTAATACTTTTAAGGCCGTTCGTATTTTCCGACTTAATGTCACGCTTGACCCCACGCAATAAATTACGTGGTTAGTGATATGAAACGCAGTTTTAGACGACTTATCCGTTTTCAAGTCAAAAGCTACGCTGTCTTTCGTTAAAATCAAGTCGCCGTTTCCTGCGATTTTAACCACTCCGGATTCTCTCGTATCAATAAGCACCTAATCAGCCTCCTTCGAAATACTCGCCTCTAAAATCTTCTGAACTCGTTTATACTCTTCGGCATTATACTTCCCGCTCTTAAATTCGGCTTGCCATTGCGTAAATTCTTTATGACGCTTTTCATACGCTTCTTTATCGAAATCAGGTCTTATAGGCATGTTCCGAACCCCCTTCGAAATCACACGAATTCAGCGCTTTTCATCGCCCACCCTTACGAATACCCCAGTCGGCTACCGAAACGTCTAATTTCGTGCATTTTACGTGTTAAAATCGTTATGCTAGTCCGTACCGTTCCTGCAATACTTTCATATCGGCGGCTATTTCCGCTTTTAACGCGTCGATTGAAGCCGGTGCCGAGCCGTCCGTTAGCCGTAATTGCTTAAGCGTATCTATTTTCGTCCTTAACGCGCTGTTCGTGATCGCGGTAGGGTAGTGAACGCCGCAGACGATGCAGTCAAAGTACGTTTCGACGACGCCTTTTCGGACAGTCCGTTCTTTTAGTACGATGGCGGTTCGCTGATTGCATGCGTCGCAGGTGACGAAAGTAGGTAGCGTAGTCATGGTCGGTCGCCTCTAACGTATCTGAAAAAGAAGACGCCTTCTTCATCCGGCAGCAACGGTATTTCTTGCGGAGTACTGTCGGAGCTTTTCGCGACTAGACGATAATTAGCAAGAGATGGCGTCGCACCGAACGGAATAGTCCCGAAAGGAGTAGTGTACGGATCTCTTACAAGTATGTAATCGGTCAGCTTCGTTAGATCGTCCGAATTTTCAATACCGAGTAGTTCTCGAACTCTATCGCTCGTCTCTTTCGTCAAATAGCCGTCTTCAATAAACTTAATACAGCCGTTGATTTCTTCGTTCATGATAACGCCCTCCTTGTCGTTTTTTTTCGTCGCCCACTACTCGGCAGGACCTCTCCGTTTTGAAATTCGCCTAACACCCCGAGTTTAAAAAATTGTGCGCAAGTTTTGTTCACCAGATCGGGCGGTTTTGGACGGGGCGCTTGGGGGCGGGCGGCTTTCGTTTATTTTTCGCGATTATTATTGAATAACGCATTCATAACGTTGCATAACGAAAGTAACAAAAAGACTTTCTGTTACATTCGCGTTCATGACAAACGTTGATGCATCGCGGTTGTCAGCCGTTCGACCAACGCAACGAAACGTATTAATTTTATACATCGTACCAGCCCCGCCATGCCGGCATTCGTGCGGGCTACCTATGCCGGCCGTCATGTATACGATCGTGCATAAACGGATGAGCTTCGGCTTTCAACCCCCCTGAGTTTTCGGAGACCTCGTCCGCCAGCGCTGTCTGCTTGGTTACGGCTTACCTCGCCTGTCTCTACCCGTCACCCTACCGACCGCCTTCGTACTATATTATATAGACCGCCTGTGCCTGCCGTTACATAGCGCCTGTATGACGGTACCCTAAACGCTGCCCACCGTCTTCTCTTACGTCACCCTACCCGTTAGTATGTTACGTTCATTTACGTCCTTCTACTACGTATAGCCAACTACGCGTATGAAAGTCACCCTATTACGTTTACATATCGTTTATATCTCCGTCCTAGTATCGTTATCCATTCCGTATGTATTTAAGTACAGCGCCCTCGGCTCCGCCTCGTCCGCAAATATACATTCATTATTCATGTTGCGTATATGTGAGACGGAGCGTAGCGGAGGATCACTAGGTTTTAGATTTAGAAGATAAGAAGTAATTTCCGTCCTCAAAACGCTGTATCCCACGTGGCTCTAAGCGCCAACCCCGTTTTCGCTTGTACGAATAAAGTCGTACTTTTGGCGATTTTGTACGAATGAAGTCGTATTGATTATCAGTTAAATCGGCGTAATTGAGAATGGGCGCATACCAACACGTATTGCCTACGAATCCTATCCGTATCTTTATACAAACTGACGCATAACAATACGTTAAGAACACGAAAAAGAGACGCTCGCCATGAACGTCCCTACTCTTCGTCACTGTCGTCTTCTATTTCGAACAACTCCTCGTACTTCCACCCGCCCGCTTTCATTAGCGCGACGACCTGCCAATCTTCGTGGCGCCCATTCGAATCGAACCGCGAGATAGAACCCTGCGGAACACCCGACGCTTCTGACAGTCTTGTTTGCGTCCAGCCGTCCGCCTTCATTAATTCCTTCAGACGCGGCCTTACGTTTATGCGCTTGCTCATCCGCACCACCTCCGTAGTTATATAAGTAATTATACGATATCGAATATTATTTCGCAATATCCGTTGACATACGTTATACGATATCGTATAATGAAGATACAGAAAGGAGGTGAACACGATTGATTGAACTGGCTACTAAAATATCCGTCTTGCTTGCGTCGTGGTTGGCGATCATCAAAACCGCGATGGAAATCAAGGCAATGAAAAAGCGACGGTCTCCCTCCAAGAAGAAACGTCGCAAGTAAACGGACGGGGCGCTAAGCCCCGGTTCAATCAATTATACCACATATGCGCAAAATTAATACGCTTGATACGTTGCTCATTATCGTTTTGATCGCCTGGATAGCGTTCACGGATTACGGTTCAATGCAGACGATAGACTGCGCAGCCATTGCAACGCTACTGATTTTCGGCTTTACGGTCGCCTTAAAATCGCTAATGAAATAAGACGTCGAGCAGCCGTCCCTACCTACGACCTCAAGACGCAACTAAGACGGCGCTGACGTACTAAAATCGTGGAGGAATCGTTGAATATGATCGAGTATAACTGCCCGGACTGCTCATTCGCCCGGCTAGACGTAGAAATCGAAGTGGCCGCTAAATGTCCGAATTGCGGCGGCCTTCTAAACATCGAGGAGGAGATCGCTTAGTGGACGTAAAACTAACGGCTTTAGAAGAAGGAACACAAGCGGCAGCCGATCCGCTACAGCGAGCCGCCGAACTATTTAAAAGAGAACGCGACGATGCGCCTGCCGGCTTTGACTTCGGCTTTAGACTCGCTCTAATCGCGTTCGGATACGATATAAAACTCGAAGGAGATGACGTATAATGAAACGTTTTATTACGATAACAATCGCGGTGGTACTTATGACGATCGACTTAGCAACGCCAGCCAATGCGGCATCGATTGCGGTAAAGGTTGACGCACCATACTACACGCCTAAAGCGACGTCAGTGGACGTAGTGGCATCGAAAAGCAACGGTAGTCGTGTATATTACACGATGGTCTTGCAGCAACAGTACACAGACGGATGGAAGTCGAAGCAATCGTTGAGCGGCGATTTCGTTAAAAGCACGCCGATCAAACGCTTTTATACTTCGACTATGACGAACGGTCAGTATCGCATCAAACTAACGGCTTATAGCAACGCAGCCAAGACGCATCGAATCGGCACTTACTACTCGAAAGACTTCGCAGTGACTCGGTGGTAGGCGCCTAAAATACGAAGGAGGACGACGATATGAAATTCCGCAGATTCTTGTACGGATGGGCTAGGTTTTTGGGCGATGTGAATGCGGTGAAGAAAAACGACGTAGGCGGCCGGATCATGCGACGCGGTGTCGGAAGAGCTTTCGGAAGATTGTTTAAATAAGCGTGGAGATACGTTATAATACGAAGGCTGAATGAATTAAACCTAAAAAAATTATCTTAAGGACTTAAAAATTGCAATTTTGTACAAGGAGATGTTAATGTGGAATCAAATCTAAACAGAATTAATACGGAAATTATCAGACTAATTCGAAAACACTCGAATGAAGGTTCTGAATTAGAGCGAGATTTGCTAAAATTAGCAGAGGTAGTTGATGAAGAGAAGCGGAATCAATTAAAGCTGAGAGAGCTTGCTTTCAAGCTTGCAAATAGTATTTAAGAAATTCTCTAGAAGTAGCGTACGTCATGGTGAAATAAGCGCTGAGATACGTTATAATACGAAGGTTGTGAGGTGAAAGACGTGAATAGACCGCAGCCAGGCGATTATGACGTATCTGTCGTTTATGATATGCGTGAACTACCCGACGTTAAGAGCGGACGGTGTGACAATTGCGATACGTCAAAGTTTAACAGTTCGATCAAAGGCGGAGTTTTCCTCCGTAAGTGTTCCGAGTGCGGAATGACTAAGCGAATATAGCGCAAAAATAAAGACGCCCTCAAAGGCGTCCTTTTTCGTTTATTTAGACGCTGAACCGCCCGGCTTACGTTCGCCTACCTTAGTAATCGCTTTGATCATCCGTCTCACCTCCCGCTCTCATAGGATACCACTTTAAATCACTCAAAAACGAAATTATACAACCACGGATTTCAGTAGGTTCCAAAAAATCCATTTCATTTTGCAAGACAAACTCATCAAGGTCCACCATCGCTATAAATTTTTCCTGATCAGTTATTTTACTAAAATCGAGGGAACATATTTGAGTTAGGCCTTTTTCTGTCAACCAATCTAAGAATAAGTCATCACCTGATTTCTTATCCGTTATTTTAGCCGCTCGAATTAGATCATAAATGTCACCGCAGTCATCTACCGACAAATATTGGACTAACGCCTCTCTATGCAATGTCAACACTCGATCTAGGGCGCATTGAGCCTCTGTTTTTTCTGAGTAAGGGATCATACCAAACCATTCTCTAATGTTCATATTAACAACCTCCATATTAGCGTGTCTTCTCAACGTTAAATAACGCAATCAACGTTTTGTCAGGCGCTTTAGATTGACGATAGAAAACGTTTGGATTAAACGTGTATCGCTCCGGTTCACTGCCGACCTTAACGCGAGCAATAACGTACTCGCTTCCGAATTTCATAGCCTTCAGACGGCGACCAAGCGTATCCGGTACGACACCTATCGCGTTAGCTAACCCGGCACGGCTGAACCAACGGATGGCTCTCGGATTAGATTCGTTTGGATTCTCGCAAAGAGCATTAGTATCGAAATGGATATATGGAAGCATCCGATAAATAAGCCCGATGTCGGTCGCTTTTACTTCGCTATAAACCCGTTTAATTTTAGCGCTATATATTTTAACAACGTGCGGACTGCGGAAATTCCCCTTAAAATGATAACGTTCATTTACCGAGTAGCCAGCGTCACTTTTTCGTATAATGTCGTTTTCAATAGCCGCCGCAATGAAGTCGTAGAACGTCTGTCGCTTTTTCGTAAGCTGAAGAACGTCCATCATGTCCGAAGTATCCATCGGTATCTTATCGCGACTGGACTTGATTAACAGACCACCGTAATCAACGTAGCATTGCAGAAGCATTAAATATCCGCATTGAGCCGTCGTGAGAACATCATATACTTCGTTTATATTCGGCATTTCCGCATTAGTAAATTCGCGTCTATCCTCCGTTTTATTTAATTGCTGACGGAAAGCAGCGTCTTGATTCCGGTGCCTTAACGAGTAGATTCCGGATAGGTCTTCGCCTGTATTAACGTCAATGATGCGCGGTTTGCTCTGATTCATACATACGCCCCTTTTCGTATTTATTGCAAAACAAAAGACGCCTATTGAGCGTCTGGTCTCATTTATTCGTATGTCTCTTCCTCACCAAGTCCTCCCCAACGACAGTAATCACACCAATCGTCCAGGTCATACCCTTTACGTTTTGCGTCTTCATAGTCTTCAGGTGAGTAGGGTGGCACCATGTTTTGCTCTGTGTATTTTTTATCCATTTAAACGCCTCCTTTAATGATAGACAGCTGACCTTACCGTTTTGATGCCGGTTGCTATATTTACGGTGAATTGTCCGCTAGACTTTCCTTTTACGAAATCTTTATAACAATCCCGCCACTCTTTATTTCTCGCCTTAGCTACTTTGTCGACAAATTTAGATTCGTAGGGACTTCGTTTTCTACGATTAGGAATCCTATAATTACGTCCATCATCTCCGTACTCTTCGGCAAGTTTTTCGGAAGCCTCAGTTTTAAGACGCTCCTCCCGTTGAGATTCACTCATAATCGGGTATTCTTCACGCGCCATTTTATCAGGGTGAGAATTCGTAAGGTCCTCATATAATAGTAGATTCGCCATGCGTTCTAGAGCGGTAGAGTCCGGTTTCTCCCCAACCTTACTAAAATAATCTTCAGTTAGTTTATCGATTTCAACGATACGCCGACTGCGAACAAGCTCCCCAGCTTTTGTTCTTTCATATATATCCGTAATGTCTTCGTACAGTTCTTCCTTCGTCAATTAGGCGCCCTCCTTTACCATAAAACTAATGCGCTCTTCATATCATTAATTGATTCGTGATTAAGTCCGTTGACTATAAGCATGATTAGAATGATCGGCCAAGATAATGGATGAACAGCGCGTATTTTAATACCGTATCGACTCATTCGTCCGTACGTATAGTCGTTCTTACAAAGCTTCACACACCCTAAACAGTAAATAATTTTAGTAATCAGTGGTGCATCCTTAAAGAACTCTCGTTTCGTGTTTCATTCCGCCGCCTCCTTCGTATATGCGTTCAATAAAATCGAGAGTACACGCGGCGAAATTATCGGATGATTCATAGTGTCGTAGCACCAACGCAGATAATCTCGCAATTGTTCGATTTCTTCCTTCGTTAATTCTTCCGCCATCAAACCGCCCCTTTCGTAATTCCGTAACCTTCGCCATGTGATGCCCAATAATAGTAAATATCGGCGATTTTAGTAGCGCCCGTCTCCAAGTACTTGTGAACGTTCTGCTTCGTAATACCCATCACCACACCCGCCTGTGTTTGCGATAGGTCATCGAAATAGACCAGGCGCAGGGCTTCGTATTGCTTTCCGGTTAGCGACGCCAATTCGATGGCGCGGTTCAGGTCGATTAAGATATCGCAAGCAGCCATGTCGCCTAAGAAGCGCCGCTGTCTGAGCGTTGTGTAATCGGCTAGAAGCGCCTTGACGCCGTCGGGTCCGTCGAGCTTGTATTGCGTTTCGTAGCGTAGATGTTGGTCGGGCTTGTTCGTCGATGCGCCCAATAATACCGCCTCCTTCGTTTGCTTTCCGTCTAAAATTCGTCTATAATCGTCTTATAAAATAAGCGAGGTGTATCCGCATGGCATTAGAATGGATTTCCGCAGTAAATAATTCCGCCTACATAACGTTAGATAATCAGCGACGAATTTACGTCAATAAAGGCGCAAGGGACCTGATTGGCATACCGAATAATACGCCGTTTCAACTTGCGATCGGCTACGACAAAGACGAAGCGCACCTAGTCGTCGCAAAGCCGGAAATGGTTAAAACAGATGCGCAGCCATTCCAGTTCAATAAAGAATCGTATAGCAAGCGTGCTCGGCACGTTTTAGAAGGCGCCGGACTTGAAGATCGCGAACTGCCGTTACGTTTCTATTTGATTGGCGACGGCGAAGCGTCTAAGCAGCCGCATCTAGCCTACCCGAAAGGTACCTACGCGTTCTCTTTGAGCTGATCGACCATAATTTCGTCTAGTCGCGCATATAGGTCGTTGAGCGATCCGTCATTTACGATCTCATAATCGACTTCGAATCCGTCAAGCGCCGTTTCTGTCGGATGGTTTAAGTCGTTCGCCTTGAATTTGTCGCCTCGTCTTTTGGCGCGATCAAAACGTGTTTCATATGGCGCAGTAATGCGGAGTATCTTAAATCCCTCCGACTTGGATCGTTCGTATTCCGCCGGCTTCCGAATGTCCGTAATCAATATGCGGCTATCTCGGCAGCAGCGCAGATTTTCGTGATCCTCAATGCGGCGGAACAAATAATCGACCCATACGTCTTTAGCGCCAGGTACGTCTAATTCGGTGATTCCGTTAATGAAATCACGCATAGGCTGGCGTTGTTTTGCGTCGCCGTCCAATTCCGGAAACAACTCACCAAAAACCGACTTACCTTTTGCGGAAAACGTGAACGGAAAGAATTCGTACATTGCGACAAGATAATCGACGGCTACGTCTTTGCCGGCGCCTAGTTTACCTGTGATTGCGAGCTTCATAGGCCGGCCCTCGATAGACTTACGATTATCTGCGCAAGTTCATCCGTAGTAATCGCCAAGGATTTCGGGTCGTCTGCCACTACCTTTGCGAGCTGTTCGCCGAGACGGACTTTATCTTCGTGGAGGGCGTTGATTTCCGCTTGATGACGAGCTACGGTACGTTTTAATTCCGCCACCTCTGCGCCTAGATTGGCAAGGACGGTGATAATGTCGGATTCTTTCGGTTCTTCTTCCTCGCGATCATCGGCAACTGGCGTTAGTTTGTACGTTTCGCCTCCACCGGAAATAATAGGAACATGCGACGCAGGCCACGGCTCGATATTGACAGGATTCCCGCCGATTTCCATAGTGAATTTAATCGCGTCCTTTTCCGGATCTTCTAAACGGTAGCGCTCGCCGTCAATGTGAACGATGTCGGTCGGTTCGAGTACGTGGTATTCACTGCGTACGATTACGCCGTCTTCGTTATAATCAGGATCTGAAACGGCCTTATCGCTTTCTACAGCTCCCCCAACTTCGCCCCATAGACGGTCCACAGTAAACACGTCGCCTTCGGAATAAACATCTCTATCACTGGGCTTTTCCACAATTACGATCTTTTCGCCGACCTCTGCGTTTCTATCCACCGCAACATATTCGCGATCAACGCCGAGCTCTTCGTCCTTTAATACGTGCGTGGTGCGTTTTTCTTCCGCCATCATTCCGCCCCCTCTTCAAGATAATTCAACGGGTTGTACCCTGACCAAGTCATTCCGAGGACCGCTGTAACTTTCGCAATAGTTTCCGGGTCTAAATCGACTTTCACTACGTCGTTCTTTTCGATCTCGCCTTCTACTTCGCTATAATCACCGAGAGCTTCACCGAAATCAACTTCTTTTCCGATTAAATTAGCGACTGTTTCTTCAGTAGCGACGAATAAGCCTTCGATACTCCCATAGCCCGTATCCCATCCGAATTTCCAAAGACATTTATCAACCATCATTCCGCCTCCTTATATTGCGCTACATTTAGGTAACTTTTAATATCTTCGCATTCTATCCGTATGCCATTATCGAAAACTATTAAATGGTCGCTTGCTTCAACAACTTTCGCGCCAACGATCGCAGTTAATCCGTCATAAATCACACGATCAACCCCGCTATTTTATTTCGTTATGATTTCCGCCTTTAGCCGCTGCCGTCCGAATGACTGCGCCTCAGAAACGCCCGCAACGTATAGATCGATATGTCCTTCCATAATTGCTCCGCCTCGATCCTCGCAAGTCCTAACGCCGATGCCCTCGATGTTTAGCCGAGTCCCAAACGCCATTGACGGCGGACAGGCAATCGTATGGCCCGTTTTGGTACGTGCGCCGCTTGCCGTTATGCCATAGTCGGGATCGCCGGCTGACTTGCCCGTAGATTCGGCGCCGTTTGTGTACGCAGTCACTTCGTATGTTTGCGCTAGTTTTGGTGCTTTCTGCTTGCGTTTGACTACGTGCTTCGTCGGTTTCTTAAGCGCCTTTACTTCGCCCTCTAACGTCTTGATCCGTTGATTGGCTCGCTGTAAAGCCGCTTGATCAGCCGTTAAAATGGGCGCTGGTATTTCCGCCGCCGGTTGCTGCGTACATAATAAGCCGCACGCGAGCGTCATGGTCGTCATTATACCGATGCAGACACCCCCTCGAAGAATTGCGCAGTCCACGGCTCGACTTCGGTTACGGCACGTCGCAAGGCTTCGGCTAGGTCGGCGATTTCCGCCTGTGCACCGTTGCCACGCCGTCTCTTAGCGTAGAAGTCTAGTAGAGCGCGTAGGTTAACCTTCATTACGAGATTAGTAGACGCACCTTGCGGTAAGACGGCGCGGCAATCTTCGGCCGGTACGCCCATTTCGCGCAGATCGTCGTAAACGTCTTGTAGATATTCCATCGCGTTACTGAACGCAATTTGCGGAGAATAAGTTTCGGTAGTATGGCCGTTCTCCGGATCGAAAAAGTCGTCATTATCCTCGTAAGTACTCGACGCAACCTTTTCCGGAACGACGTAATCGAATCCGCCCGATCGATCGCCGCTACCTAATCGCACGTAACGCTGTGATTGGACGCTGAAACTAAAGCCAACGCGGTGTCGTGTTAATTGCGCTAATAGGGCGCGACTGACGCCCTCGATCGCGAAATTGAACGTAATTCCTTCTAAAGTAGACGTATGTTTCGACGCAACAATCTGCCGAATAAGCCTATCCGCGTCTGATCCGGAGTCGCCGTCCGATGCGGCTGATCCGAAATACTTGGCGCCCTCTTTAATCGCAATTTCAGACGGCTTATTTGCGCTATAACAAGTACGGATGGCGGTCAGCGCGAGAATCTTTCCGTCAGGTGCTTCGGCAAGTTGTTCGGATGCCTTCCGTAATTTCTCTTTGAATTTCGCGCTCAATTGCGTGTGAAACATTAGCTCGACGTTCATTTTGGTTTCCGCCATTTATTCGTCCTCCTTCTATAAGTAATCGGTAATTAACCAACTACGACCGCAGTCAGTGCATTCGGCTTCGAATAGGATATCGCTTACTTCGAATGATCCATCGTCAAACAACGTTATCACCCCTCGTGCGGGTACATCTTTACCGCATTCATCGCACTTATCCGTGGTCATTTCTCCGCCCCCTTTACAATTTCGCGCATCTTCTCAATCGTCGTCACACGGAAAGTTACGTCATCTTTTCCGTACATCTCGCAATCGACGACCCAATCCCGAAATAAGTCGTTCATATAAGCAAGATCTCCTTTTCCGTAAAGTTTTCCGTTTAAGAAACAAGCGTATATTTGCGTCATTTCCCAACTCCGCTGCTCCCGAAGCCGCCCGCACCTCGCTCCGTCTCTTCCAGCACATCCACAACCGTAAAGGTCGCTTGCTCTACCGGTTTGATGACCGCTTGAGCTATGCGATCTCCTTTGCGGATGATGCAAGTATGTTCTTGCTCATCGAACTCATCATCGTCTCTCCACCCGTTAATTTTTAGCGGGCTATATCCGAATTCTAAGCCGAGTGTCATGTAATCTTTATTTACGTAAAGAGACGGAAGTCCAATATTATCAACGATTACGCCGACCTCGCCTACGTAGCCGCTATCTACCGTCCCTAATTGAACGCGTAGTGGCGTCTTCAGCGTAATGCCCGAACGCGGCCTGATCTGCATTTCGTAGCCTGGCGGAATCTCGAACGCGAGGCCCGTAGGCACTAATTTCGTCTCGCCCGGCTCGATAATGACGTCTTCCGCCGCGTATAGATCGAAGCAGGCGTCCGTCGAGTGTGCGTATGTTGGCGTAGTTGCGTCGGCTGATAGCCGTTTAATATTTACGTTCATTGCGATTCCTCCTCTAACTTCCTGTAATAGTACATAGAGATTTCGCTTCGTTTAAAAACGAACGTCCGCTTTGTTTTGGCGCATTCAACTCTCACGTACTCACGTTCGTGGAATGTTACGTCGAAATCAAAACTGTCTAAATCTCCGTCATTTACGTGCGCCCAATAATCTAGGCCGTTCCTAGTTTCGATAGTTAACTTGTTCATCTACTCGACCTCCTTCGTCTGTTTCCCGTCCTCAAACGGTAGCGTCATTACGTATAGTAAGAACGGCGCGCCCGCTGCCACGAACCACCAAAAGCCCGCTGCATGTGCGTACCAAAAGGCCGGCACGATTGACGCTATTAGCAAAGCGCCTCGATTAATCGTCTGTCGCATACGATCAGCTCCTTATTTTCGCTTTCACTTATACAGTCGCATGTGGGCGGTGGAAATCGGGACATTAGTCGGCAGGAAAATAAAAAACTCCGACTAACTCATCGCTAATCATCGAAAAAGAAGTCCTCATCGCGAATTGCTTCAGCCGTAGCCTTTTTGTATCCGTTCCCTTTTAAACTAAACATATCAAAGGATTTCGTCTTCGTACTGAGTCCGTTAAGCACGATCGGATTGACCGGCTCATCCGCAAAATACGCATCAAATCCGAGGTTCATAAGCGCCTTATTCGCGTTGTACCTAACGAAAGCCTTAACGTCATGCGCCAAGCCGACCGCTCCGTACACATCGTCCGTATATGCGACTTCATTCTCGTAAAGCTCCGCTAATAATCCGACCGCCCATTCGAGTAAGGACGCCTTAACGCCGTCCGTCTGCCGATTATAAATTTCCTGCGCAAGCAAGCCGACGTAGACTCCGTGGATCGCTTCATCACGAATAATAAGGTTAATTATCTCGCCGCTCTGCATCATGCGCCCCTGTCCGTAGAAATACAACGGATAATAAAAGCCGCTGTAGAACAGGAAACTTTCGAGATACACCGAAGCCACCATCGCTTTATACATCGAAATGGCGTCGTCTTCCTTAATGCCGCGATAAAGGTCGGTGATCAGCTTCGCTTTGCGCTGCAAATAACGGTTTTCTTTAACCCATTCGAAGACGGCCGTGATAGTTTCCGAAGGCGCCAGCGTTAGAAAGATATTCGAATAGGACTTCGCATGGACTGCGTTCTCCATCATCGCCATGAAATTAAGGACGGCCTTGCGTTGGTGACCGTCTACATGCGCCATGATCGCAGGCATGCCGGTGTTTCCTTGTTCCGTGTCTAGCAGCGTCAGGCCGGCGAGCACTTTCATATACGTATCGCGTTCGGACGGCTTCAGTTCGTGCCACGCAAGGAGGTCGCCGTTTAGCGAAATCTCCTCCGGTAGCCAAAACTGCTTGACGTTCTGATCGTAGAACATTTGCGTAAATCCGTCGTCTGATTGCGACCAGTTGGCCGCTGTGAATGTCGTCAATTATTTGTCCTCCTCAAAAAAGTTTAAATAACCCCTTTACATGCGATAACGCACATGATATATTATAAACAAGAGATGCGATATCGCATATTAAAGGAGGAAATAAAATGGCTAAAGTAATTGAATTCCCTGGTAAATACGTAAATGATATGGTCGGCAAAGCAGTAATCGGCATCGACGGTCCTGGACAGAGTGTAAAAGACCCCGCGAAATATGGAAAAATAATCGCTGAAACTTCTAATTTTTTCGGTGACTTTTGGGAAGTACAATGGGATAATGGTAGTCAAGAACTTTACTCTAAAAGAACTATCAAACACATTAATGACCTTTATGGAATCGGAGTGTATTATCGATAATGACTGTGCTAAATAAAATTATGGGTGTAGATGAAGCCTCCGAATTGTGGGGGCTTTCACCCGGATATATAAAAAATCTTTGTGCTAACAACAAAATTGAATGTAAAAAGATAGGTAAGACCTGGATAATATCAAAAGATCAGCCAAACCCTAGAAAAATATAAAATTATCCAGGGATTCCGTTCGATTTGATATTTATCATTTCGTATGCGATTTGGTCTGTTTTTCTTTCAACATCTTTGCTATACATGATAAATCCGGGGTTTCTCTCTGCATTCTCATATATCTCTACCAACTTCTGACTAAGTCTTTTAAGCTCTCCTTTTATTAGTTTTGTGTTGGCATCCTCATAAAAATCTTCCACATCACCTAAGTCAAAGTAACCACTTCTTATTATTTTCTTAGCGCCTATACCATCGGCCGTCCCTTGAAGTACGATTTCGAATTCATCGTTTATCACCACTTTAACGGAATTTTCTTTGCAATTTACATACGCTTTTAACGAGCCACTCGAAATAACGTCCTTAGTTACACCGCGCATGATAAACAACCTTCCTGCCCTGTATCCTTCGTCCGCGCATAGTAAAGCGTCTTGATTCCTTTGTGATGCGCGTATAGGTCAATCCGATTCAGATCACGCGTCGTCATCGTATCTTTTAAGAACAGCGTAAATGAGATGCCTTGGTCGACGTGCTGCTGAATCGTTGCGATCATATCGACGACCTTAAACATATCCATGTCGTACGCTTCCTTGTAGAAGAACCAGTTTTGCGGAGATAACCCCGGCATCGGGTAGTACGTCTTCGAATTTCCGTAAGTCCGTTCCTCAATGCGTTCCATAATCGGCATGACCGAAGCCGTCGCCGACTGCACATACGAAATTGATCCGTTAGGCGCAATCGCAAGTCTATAGGCGTGATAGAGGCCGTGCATATTTACGTTATCGCGTAAGACGTCCCATTCGAGTGGCGTCGGAATCACGATGTCTTTAAATAGCGCCCGCACTTTATCCGTTTTTGGTCGATAATCACCTTCGAAATACTTCTCGAAATACTCTCCGCTCGCATACGTAGAACCCTCGTAGCCTTCAAACGTCGTACCCGTTTCTTTCGCCAATTCATTCGAGCGCACCAACGTCCAGTAGTTGACTGTCGCGAAAAACACGTTTGCAAAGTCCCGCGCTTCTTCCGATTCATAAGCGATCCCGTTCTGCGCTAGATATCCGTGTAGATTCATCGCGCCGAGGCCAATAGATCGCATCTCGCGGTTAGCCTTTGCGACGGCTGGCGCGTTTTTAATATTCGTAGATTCTGAGACAACCGTAAGCGCATCGACGGCTAATTTGACGGCGTTTTCGATTGATCCGCCCGCCATTACATTCGCAATATTAAGAGAGCCGAGATTACACGAAATATCTAAGCCGATGTCGTCCGGTTCGCCATAGTCGGTGTACTCCGAGACGGTCGACGCCTGAAGCACTTCTGACCTTTTATTCGACGAATGACGCAACTCACTCGCCCGTTCTCTTATGAACTGCTGCATGTTTCCATGCAGAGTAGACTATATCATGCGGTACTTGACCGCCCCACCGTTTCGAGTGTCATTGGCTTACACCCTACGCCTCTCGGCTAGTCGTTAGGCTTTTACTAAGCGTAGTATCAAACTGGTAATCTGCGAAAGAATCGCTCCTTAAACGTTTCAATAAAGTCCCTTGATCAATGCCTAATTTCAGAGCAGTCGCTCCTACACCCAAATGTAACTCACCGTTTATCCATAACCTTTTTTTCTTAGAATTAGATATCTTAGCAATAGTCTCTTTAGACTGTTTGCGTCCTTTTTGCCCATTACTCATATTAGCTCGTGCTTCGTCTGAAAACACTTTTCCTAAGTTTCCGTTTCCTCCTAAAGTTTCGTTATACCCCATTTCGAACGAGTTGTTTTCCCTTATAAACCTCTTTTCTAACTCCTCTAATGAATGATCTGAGGTCTCTTTAGGACGCGTCCATACTATTTCAAATTTAAACCCTGCTAATCCATATTTATTGTAATCCTGCTGCATCTGCTTATTCCAATGAATCCCGTCTCTCAAATCATATTTATGTCTACACCATCTGACCTTGATATTAACTGACTTTCCGATATATACTTTTTGATTTTCTTTGCAAGTTATTTTATAGATACCCTCGATTTTTTTATAAGCCATATCCCTACACCTCCTCTCTTTCTACGCTTAGATTTAGCACGGGATTGTCCTTGCGGAGTTCCCCCGTTTAGATGGGTTTGCTACAACCATCGCTGGCTGAAGGTGCTACAGTTAACACAAATTTGAAAATTTAATTCTCCCTGAATTAGCATGCTCCTTGTTCGCATTATCAGAAAATAGAATATAAGGATACCCCGACTCGGATCGCAGCACGGCCATCTTTTCGAGCAATTGACGCGGGTTAATCTGCTCTTTACGCACCGCCGGATTATTTACGAGTTCATCGTACATTGCGCCGATGTCCA